TCAGGAGCATTTCTGATTAACGCCACCGTTAAGAATCCACCCTTCAACAGCTTCACGAAGGTATGATTTGGGGTGGGTTCTGACTGGCTTCGGAAATCCGTGCCGTTTGGTATAGTTCCAGATTGTCTGACGTGATGAAACACCGAGCTTGTTCATCACTTCTTTCTCAGGAATCAGGCTGGTATCGGTCATCTTAATTCTCCAGGCAAAAAGAAACCGCCATATAGCGGCTCTATCAGATATGAACAGGCCTCATCGAGTGTGAGGCGTTAGTCCTTGCGTAGCTCGCTGATTCTTCTGTAAGTCTCTGGTGCTTTGTTTCCGTGTATCTTCATTTCAGACTTCAACAGAGCAACGAGGGAATCCCATTCGTTGAGGATTCCTTTGAATGCCGGAACGCGCTTTGCAACCTTGTCGAATGAATCTCTGATTTCTGGAATCTGCTCAACAAGTGCAACGCATCGTCTGAAATCGGCTGCGTCATGTGGAGCACCGAAGCCATGACCATAGATATTCTTTTTCAGGCCACATGCGATTGAGGCAAGAGTTGCGCTACTGATGCCGACATCGCCAGTTGATTGCCATTTCAAAACCTTCATAGCCAAATCTGACATTTCTTGTCTCCATAAAACAAAACTCGCCGTAGCGAGTTCAGATAAAAGAAATCCCCGCGAGTGCGAGGATTGTTAGTTGCGCTCTGCTGCTGCCTTAGCCATTACCATATCCACACAATTTCACCAGACATGATTCTCGCAATCACTATCATCACCAAAGTGATAATCACAACTTTAACTGGCGGCATCATTCACCATCCTGCTGCGGTGCTGCTGGATATACTTTTCTCATCCAATGCGTGGCGTCATGAATAACGAACTGATATTCATCATCAGTAAACATCGAGCCATCCCACTGTAGCCCGTCAAGAACACCTCTGGATGGAGAGAATACCCAGATATCGAAATCGTATTTCTCCGGCATTCGCTCACTACAGCTTATCCAACCATCCGGAGTTACCGGAGAGTTGCCAGCCTTGCGCATGGCAATCTCCATGATTTCAACCATATCTCCTGGTGGAATTTTACAATGCTGACCAATATGCCTCTGCTGCCTGGCATATTCGAGGATGTGCTCCAGCTTGATACGATTAATCATGATTTATCTCCCTGAAGCATGGCTTCGCGGCAGTCGTTCCAGCCTTCAGCATAATCACTATACGCAAGAGGCCAACCGTTTCTGTATTCACGCGGCAACTTATCAGGCACTACCAGCGCTGGCGGCGCGGAGAATAGTGGTTTAGGTGATATTTCCGCACGTTTTGCGTATGCTTCAACTGTGTCAGGGTTAAACAGGATTATGTTTTCACCGCATTCTCACGCTATCGGTTCTGCTTCCAGCGATGCCAGTGCAATTTCATAAGCACGGCGCTCAATATTGTCTCGAACGTCCAAGCTGCCTATGCGCTCTTTGATTTCTTTAATCAGTTCTTTGTCGGTAATAGTGGTCATGCCGCGTTTCCTTCTTTCTTATTAACAATTACACCGTCATATATTTCATTAAGGTGCCCTCTCAACTCCATGCGCCTTAATGCAGACAACATGTAATCGCATTCAACCTGCTTATTTCCAGTAAATGGCTTATCGTCAGGATTACCCCAACAGCAATTACCCTTGGGCCACCCATGTACTTTCCGTACTCTTCCGTTAACAACGTGAAGTAATCCCCAGCCAGGTGGTAAATCCTCAATTGAAATAATTCCCGGCTCACTAATAAAGAATCGCCAGTCGCCCATTCCTAAGAGACGGATTTTTACGAAAACGCTTTTTTCTATCTGCCAACAAGTCAGCACGAGAACATTTCGCCTCTATCAGGCATGATGCTGAATTTCTGAATCCCATAGCATCTGGCTGTTCTCCGGTACTGGTTACAGCTATAAAGCGGTCATGAAAACAAACCTTGAAACCGTTGCGCTTAAGGAACTTGTACGCAATCTGACAGAGTTCGCGGTGTGTTAACGCCATATCACTCTCCTTTGATGCGAATGCCAGCAAGCCAGTTTCTTATGCCGATATATTCAGCGTTCCTGAAACCGCTTTTTACATATATAAATGGCAAGCGAAGATTGTGACCATTGACTGCCAGGTAGTCTTTACAACCCTGTTCGGTGAAACAGCAGGTAACGAATTCATCAATATCTTTCACAGCAACGCGCCGCCATTTTTCTGGTGGCTCTCGAAAGTTTTCATGAAGTAGCTCGAGACGACGACTATGGCGTTTATTGGCTTCATTGCCATCTTCGTCAACCCAGACAATCCGGTCATGGTCATAATCAGCATCAACAGCGATTTCGCGCTTTTGATACACACAAAACATGGGATCTGACGTTATTCGATTGTCCTGTGTTCGAATATTTTCACCGATGATGCCAAACGAATCTGGTGCAGATTTTGTCTGCATCTCTTCGATACGTTCAGCCATCGCAGCACACTCTTCAAAGTTGCTTAATGCTTTTCGCTCCCATTCGGCGCATTGTTTTTCCAGTTCTGCTATGCGCTTACTTCCATCCGCGATTACTCCCTCGTAATATTCACGCTGCTCGTTGAGTTTTGATTTTGCTGCTTCAAGCTCAACACGCAGCTTCCCAACCGTAAGCGCAATCCCCTCGTTCTCCTGGTCGCGGCGTTTGATGTATTGCTGGTTTCTTTCCCGTTCATCCAGCAGTTCCAGCACGGTAGCCGGGTTAGCCTCTGCTATGAATTCAGCGTTTGCATAAGCCTGAGCATCTGATTCAATCAGGCAGTTAACATGACATTCCGCAATCACGCCACCGGGTTCTCCTTTCCATTTTTGGCAAACAAAAACTCCTGTTAAATTGCCGTGCTGGTTAACAGATGTATGCCCTACGATGTAGCTTCCTTTAGTTGCTTTTTCTGCCTTTTCACGCAGTGCCTGATAATTAATTTCGCTCACTTCGAACCTCTCTGTTTACTGATAAGCTCCAGATCCTCCTGGCAACTTGCACAAGTCCGACAACCCTGAACTGCCAGGCGTCTTCGTTCATCTATCGGATCGCCACACTCACAACAATGAGTTGCGGATACAGTCTGGTAGTTCAGGCGACGCATTTTTATTGCTGTATTGCGCTGTAATTCTTCAATTTCTGATGCTGAATCAATGATGTCTGCCATCTTTCATTAATCCCTGAATTGTTGGTTAATACGCTTGAGGGTGAATGCGAACAATAAAAAAGGAGCCTGTAGCTCCCTGATGATTTTGCTTTTCATGTTCATCGCTCCTTAAAGACGCCGTTTAACATGCCGATCGCCAGACTTAAATGAGTCGGTGTGAATCCCATTAGCGTTACCGTTTCGCGGTGCTTCTTCAGTACGCTACGGCAAATGTCATCGACGTTTTTATCCGGAAACTGCTGTCTGGCTTTTTTGATTTCAGAATTAGCCTGACGGGCAATGCTGCGAAGGGCGTTTTCCTGCTGAGGTGTCATTGAACAAGTCCCATGTCGGCAAGCATAAGCACACAGAATATGAAGCCTGCTGCCAGAAAAATGCATTCTGTTGTTGTCATGCCGGGTCTCTCTCGTTTGCTTCTGCTTTCGCCGCCATCATTTCCAGCTTTTGTGAAAGGGATGCGGCTAACGTATGAAATTCTTCGTCTGTTTCTACTGGTATTGGCACAAACCTGACTCCAATTTGAGCGAGGCTATGTGCCATCTCGATACTCGTTCTTAACTCAACGGGAGATGCTTTGTGCATACAGCTCCCCGTTTATTATTTATCTCCTCAGCCAGCCGCTGTGCTTTCAGGGGATTTCTGATAACAGAAAGGCCGGGAAATACCCAGCCTCGCTTTGTAACGGAGTAGACGAAAGTGATCGCACCTACCCGGATATTATCGTGAGGATGCTTCATCGCCATTGCTCCCCAAATACAAAACCAATTTCAGCCAGTGCCTCGTCCATTTTTTCGATGAACTCCGGCACCATCTCGTCAAAACTCGCCATGTACTTTTCATCCCGCTCAACCACGACATAATGCAGTCCTTCACGCTTCATACGTGGGTCATAGTTGGCAAAGTACCAGGCATCTTTTCGTGTCACCCACATGCTGTACTGCACCTGGGCCATGTAAGCCGACTTTATGGCCTCGAAACCACCGAGCCGGAACTTCATGAAATCCCGGGAGGTAAACGGGCATTTCAGCTCAAGGCCATTGCCGTCACTGCATAAACCATCGGGAGAGCAGGCGGTACGCATACTTTCGTCGCGATAGATGATCGGGGATTCAGTAACATTCACGCCGGAAGTGAACTCAAACAGGGTTCTGGCGTCGTTCTCGTACTGTTTTCCCCAGGCCAGTGCTTTAGCGTTAACTTCCGGAGCCACACCGGTGCAAACCTCGGCAAGCAGGGTGTGGAAGTAGGACATTTTCATGTCAGGCCACTTCTTTCCTGAGCGGGGCTTTGCTATCACGTTGTGAACTTCTGAAGCGGTGATGACGCCGAGCCGTAATTTGTGCCATGCATCATCCCCCTGTTCGACAGCTCTCACGTCGATTCCGGTACGCTGCAGGATAATGTCCGGTGTCATGCAGCCACCTTCTGCTCAGAGGCTTTCTGTTTCAGGAATCCAAGAACTTTCACTGCTTCGGCCTGTGTCAGTTCTGACGATGCGCGAATGTCGCGGCGAAATATCTGGGAACAGAGCGGCAATAAGTCGTCATCCCATGTTTTATCCAGGGCGATCAGCAGAGTGTTAATCTCCTGCATGGTTTCATCGTTAACCGGAGTGATGTCGCGTTCCGGCTGGCGTTCTGCAGTGTATGCAGTATTTTCGACAATGCGCTCGGCTTCATCCTTGTCATAGATACCAGCAAATCCGAAGGCCAGACGGGCACACTGAATCATGGCTTTATGCCGTAACATCCGTTTGGGATGCGACTGCCACGGGCCGGTGATTTCTCTGCCTTCGCGGGTTTTGAATGGTTCGCGGCGGCATTCATCCATCCACTCGGTAACGCAGATCGGATGATTACGGTCTTTGCGGTAAATCCGGCATGTACAGGATTCATTGTCCTGCTCAAAGTCCATGCCATCAAACTGCTGGTTTTCATTGATGATGCGGGACCAGCCATCAACGCCCACCACCGGAACGATGCCGTTCTGCTTATCAGGGAAGGCGTAAATTTCTTTCGTCCACGGATTAAGGCCGTACTGGTTGGCGACGATCAACAATGCGATGAACTGCGCATCGCTGGCATCACCTTTAAATGCCGTCTGGCGAAGAGTGGTGATCAGTTCCTGTGGGTCGACAGAATCCATGCCGACACGTTCAGCCAGCTTCCCTGCCAGCGTTGCGAGTGCTGTACTCATCCGCTTTATACCTCTGAATCAATATCAACCTGGTGGTGAGCAATGGTTTCAACCATGTACCGGATGTGTTCTGCCATGCGCTCCTGAAACTCAACATCGTCATCAAACGCACGGGTAATGGCTTTTTTGCTGGCCCCGTGGCGTTGCAAATGATCGATGCAGAGTGATTCAAACAGGTGCTGGGGCAGACCTTTTCCCATGTCGTCTGCCAGTTCTGCCTCTTTCTCTTCACGGGCGATCTGCTGGTAGTGACGCGTCCAGCTCTGAGCCTCAAGACGATCCTGAATGTAATAAGCGTTCATGGCTGAACTCCTGAAATAGCTGTGAAAATATCGCCCGCGAAATGCCGGGCTGATTAGGAAAACAGGAAAGGGGGTTAGTGAATGCTTTTGCTTGATCTCAGTTTCAGTATTAATATCCATTTTTTATAAGCGTCGACGGCCTCACGAAACATCTTTTCATCGCCAATAAAAGTGGCGATAGTGAATTTAGTCTGGATAGCCATAAGTGTTTGATCCATTTTTTGGGACTCCTGGCTGATTAAGTATGTCGATAAGGCGTTTCCATCCGTCACGTAATTTACGGGTGATTCGTTCAAGTAAAGATTCGGAAGGGCAGCCAGCAACAGGCCACCCTGCAATGGCATATTGCATGGTGTGCTCCTTATTTATACATAACGAAAAACGCCTCGAGTGAAGCGTTATTGGTATGCGGTAACGCCGCGCTCAGGCGGCTTTGATAGTCATATCATCTGAATCAAATATTCCTGATGTATCGATATCGGTAATTCTTATTCCTTCGCTACCATCCATTGGAGGCCATCCTTCCTGACCATTTCCATCATTCCAGTCGAACTCACACACAACACCATATGCATTTAAGTCGCTTGAAATTGCTATAAGCAGAGCATGTTGCGCCAGCATGATTAATACAGCATTTAATAAAGAGCCGTGTTTATTGAGTCGGTATTCAGAGTCTGACCAGAAATTATTAATCTGGTGAAGTTTTTCCTCTGTCATTACGTCATGGTCGATTTCAATTTCTATTGATGCTTTCCAGTCGTAATCAATGATGTATTTTTTGATGTTTGACATCTGTTCATATCCTCACAGATAAAAAATCGCCCTCACATTGGAGGGCAAAGAAGATTTCCAATAATCAGAACAAGTCGGCTCCTGTTTAGTTACGAGCGACATTGCTCCGTGTATTCACTCGTTGGAATGAATACACAGTGCTGTGTTTATTCTGTTGTTTATGCCAAAAATAAAGGCCACCATCAGGCAGCCTTGTTGTAAATGTTGCAGGTATCAAGTAAGTAATTAGATGGAGCGCCATAAATTATGAATTCATCGTTTGTCGGGTCCATCTCCATCTCTTGTCCTATTGCCATTCTTGCGTCAGTGTCGTCAGTGTCGTCAGCGGCGAAGCATAAAACAGCCCACGCACCCATTGTTTTAAAAAGAACTGCAATTGGCTGTGGTTTTACTGAATTTGCGTTAGCGCGAAAATCACAAATCGCACTTTCATGAAATTCCATATATCACCTCAAATAAGTGGTTTGCTGCCTAATTTCATTTTCTGGCGACCAACACAAGTCATCTTGCTGTCAGTTGTTTGGATTTACGGTAGCCTGCCGCGTAAAGAGCTACATTTGGAAGACAAGTTGAGCCTTCATATTTTCTGGTCAACGTTGTCAGTGTTATTACTTCTGCTCTCATTGCTGGTTTGCGTTTGCATTGTAAGACCACTCGTGATGGGGTTGGCCTGTGTAGTTTGTCGGAGCTAATCGCCTCCTGACTTTGCAGGTTTGCGCGACGAGCTCTACGGCGAGAAGCTGCGGTGCCTTTAAATTCTGTTTTTCTGGACATAGATTCCTCCCGAATAAACTTTGGCGATGCAATCTCGAAGCTCCTCCTGAGACGGTTGCTTCGGCATTGCATCCCACAGCTTATGTGGTTGGGTGATCTGGCTTTTCAGCCACGTAGTCGAGAGTCGACGTTGTTTAAAGAGCCTGCCAGTCTGTTCCATTTGGCTTCCAGCGTCCTGCTGATGGTTAAATAGTACGATATGTACTTCACTTGGTCAATACAATTTGTTCTAAAACGGGGCGTTTTTTTACAACGCTTTGTATTTAATAGTATTGTTTTTTAGCGTGGGTGTATTGCCTCGGCGATGTAAGGAGAGATCAGAATTGCGTTGTTTAGTGAGTTGTATCTATTTATTTTCCAATAAATACAATTGGTTATGTGTTTTTTTGGGCGAGAGGAAAAGAAAACCCGGCATGGAGGCCGGGTTGATGATTAGCGGTGTGGCCTTGAGCGATAATGCTCACACACATGTTCAAGATTTCCATGCCTTATCCGTTCATAGGCATTCACATGAACTTCTCGATCGAATTGGTCATTCAAATTGTATGTAGACATCTGTGTTTTCTCATATTGGCGGCAGCCCTACAACCGCTTGAAAAAATGTACCAGACGCGCTAAGGTTACATCGCAAATATTGTGTACCTTAACAAGGGCTCCTTTTGGAGGCTCTGGTTAAACAGCATCAATGTCGGACTGGGGAGTTGGACATTGTGCTGAATGCTTTTGCATTATTGAGGCCGAACGTAAACCTTCAGAATTGAAGAGATGCGTTCGGCTTCTTCGTTTGTGATATCGTTAGGAATGCCTTTAATCGTTACTGTAACCCCTGATTCAGGTCGAAGAACTACTGGAAGATCATAGGTATGAAGTGCATTAGCCTTGCCTTCGACTTTTGTTGGTTCGCCAGTCAAATCTTTTTCCTCACTGGATTCTTTGTCAATCGGAGTGTATGGGATTTCTTCACCAGACTGGAAAGCTACAAACTTTTTGATTGCACTTTCCATGCGGCTTTTATATGCAGTAATGCTGCTGTCGCTAGGCTTCGGCTCAGTTGCGTTGATGTATCGCTCGGCAAGCTCATTCACATCAAGCTGAGTAACATCACCCATTTCCTCTTCTTGGACTACCGTTAAGAGGCGAGCGGATGAGTTTTTTAAATTTCGAGCGGTGGCCTCCTTCATTATGTTCAGCGACATAAGCTCTTCAAGGAAGTCCTTGAATGCCTGCACGCTAACGTTTGACTTTGCCATTTGCTCTCTCTCTAAGTTATTGACTCAGATCGAGTTTATCCAGGAATTGATTTGCATGCAAGACTCAAGTCTTGAGAATTTCCGTTCAAGATCCACTCTCAATAAAAAAGGCCGCACCTCTGCGACCTTTCATCTCCTAAATCTCTTTTCTCTTACCTAAAGAAACAGCAGGCTGGGTCAGCCCTAACAACTTCAAGTGCATCGGTCAGAGAAAGCTCCGTGCTATACAGGTGTTATTTCATATCTTTTTGCATCCAATAAATTTTCCATCTGTCCAGAGAGCGGATGCACTTGATTCTTGTTGATGGCAGGACGTTTTTTCACCTGCCTCACCCTGCCATACAGGACGCTGCTCACCGATATCTATCGTCCGGTCATTGATGTTATAGACAATATCCAGATCATTACGGATATACTCAGATGGCCTTATGCTTTCAATGAATAGATGAACTTCTTTTTGACCGCTTGATACTCATGGCCATTAAACTCCATCTATCCTCTTTACCCAAACGTCTCTTCAGGCCATTGGCTGGCGATAACTTTCCCCACAACGGAACAACTCTCATTGCATGGGATCATTGGATATTGCGGGTTTAGTGGTTGTAGAAACACCTGACCGCTATCCCTGATCAGTTTCTTGAAGGTAAATTCATCACCACCAAGTCTGGCTATGCAGAAATCGCCGGGCTCAACAGCTTGCTCAGGGTCAACCAGAATTAACATCCCGTCAGGAAAACTAGGTTTGGAACCTGTTGGTGCGGTCATTGAGTTACCTTCAACCTCAAGCCAGAATGCAGAGTCACTGGCTTTTTTGGTTGTGCTTACCAATCTCTCCGCATCACCTTTGGTAAAGGTTCTGAGTTCTGGAGAGAACATCCCAGCCTGAACATGAGAAAAAACAGGGTACTCATATTGTTTTTTAACTGGGGCCGATGAGTATTCGCCAACAGGTGAAAATGTCCCGTCGTGGTTGAATGATATGTTATCAATACCAAGGTATTTAAACACCACACCAATATCACTAAGAGATGGATGACGAGATCCGCGCAACCAGTGTCCAATTCCACCCTGCGTCATACCTAGCTCTTCGGCTAACTTCTCTTGAGTTATGCCGAGCTCTTTCATTCTGGATCTAGCCAGTTCATACCATTTCATTTTCATGTCCTTATTATTACGCTCTGTACTGGAACCATCCATGCACAATGTGTATTTTTACTTGTATTTGAGAAGTACATATTGTATTTTTTATTCGTGGTTACTATGGAGGGCATATGAGCAACCTACGAAAATATCGAGAGTCACTGAATATCTCTCAAACAACACTTGCTAAGGCAGTTGGATGCACACAGGGAGCTATCGGACATTGGGAATCTGGTCGTCGCTTCCCAGACCTTAAAACATGCCGTGCTCTTGTTGCGTGTCTAAACAAGTTAGGCGCAAAAGTAAGTCTTGATGACGTGTTCCCGCCGGAGCACAAAGCCGCTTAATAAGCGGAGCCGCTCTTTGTAACAACGGACATTCGTCCTACGTCGCTGAAAAGCGAGTCCCAAGATATCTGACCAACTAAGGCCATATGCGTTTCCACGCATACCTTTCAACTAACTATTCACTATTGGAAATCTTAAGAAATGGAACGAACAAGTTACAGCAAACTATCACAGCGCGACGTTGATCGCGCAGAAACAGATTTACTCATCAACCTGTCAACGCTTACACAGCGCGGTCTGGCAAAGATGATTGGCTGTCATGAATCGAAGATAAGCAGAACGGACTGGCGGTTTATTGCTTCGGTCTTGTGTGCTTTCGGAATGGCATCAGACATCAGTCCGATTAGCAGGGCTTTTAAGTATGCGCTTGATGAAATCACAAAGAAAAAATCCCCGGCTGCCACCGAGGATTTTAAGCAAATTGATATGCAATTCTGAGGGAATTACTGGATCAATCCACAGGAGTAATTATGACAAAACGTCGTAAGAAATACCAGGAAAAAGAAGAGATTCGACACCCTGATTCACCTGAGGGATTAGTGGTAGCCGCAGCAAATAACAGGGCGTTCGCAGAGCGCCTTGTTGGTGTTTACAGACTAGCCAAAGCAGGAGTGAAACATGGGCGTCGTTAA